GGAGTTGAGACGTGTGCTCTGCCGATCTAACATCGACGACGTGATGAATGTGGAGACGGGCGCGATCATCAGAGCCCGCGCCCCCGGCATGGTCTCACCTCTTGTCGAGCCGTTTGTGGGCCAACAGGCGCTTGGCGTGATGGGCTATCTTGATGAGGTGAAGACCCAGCGCACCGGCATCTCCCGGACATCGCAGGGTTTGGACGCTGACGTTCTGCAATCGACCACACGGGCGGCAGTTCAGGCGCAACTGTCCGCATCGCAGGATCGCATCGAGATGATTGCCAGGCTCTTTGCCGATGGCATCAAGCGTTGCTTCCAAGGCGTCCTTCAACTGGTCATCCAGCACCAGGACAAGGCGAAGATCATCCGCCTGCGCAACAAGTTCGTGCCGGTTGATCCTCGCGGCTGGGACGCCACGATGGATATGGTCGTCAATATCTCGCTGGGACGCGGCTCCGATGAAACCCGCCTGATGGGGCTGGGCCAGATCGCTCAGATGCAGCAGGCGACCATCGAGAAATATGGGCCAAACAATCCGCTGGTCAATCTCGAGCAGTTCCGCAACACGCTGGCGCAGATGACGACCTTGCAGGGCTTCCAGGATGCATCGCAATTCTGGAAGGAAGTGAACCCGCAGGAAGTTCAGGCGTTTATGATGCAGATGCAGGCGGGTTCCAACAAGCCTGATCCCGCGCAGTTGCTGGCCGATGTTGAGGCCGAAAAGGTCAAGGCGGACATCATCATCAACGCGGCAAAGCAAGAACTGGATCGCCAGAAAGCCATCGCTGAGAACGATTACCGGCGCGATCAGATGTTCATCGACGCCATGCTGAAGGCCGCTGAGATCCAAGCCAAGTATGGGGCGCAGGTGGATATGGCCGTCATCAAGGCTGAGGTTGATCGCCAGCGCACCGAGATCCAAGAGGTCTTCAAGACGGCGCAGGCGTTTGCGCCTCCTGCCGCGCCACCTCCCGTTCCAATGCCGCAGGCGCCCATGATGCCGCCTGGAATGATGCCGCCAGGGATGCAGTAAATGTCCACCTTTGAACAGGAAGAACTGTGGCGCTCGGCCAAGGCTCTGGCGTCTGACAAGGCGACAGATGCCGTTCTGACCAGGCTTGAGCAACGGCTTATCGATGATTGGAAGCAGTCTGATCCAGTTGATCTGGAGGGGAGAGATGCCGCGTACCATATGGTCCGCGCCATAGCCGCGTTTCGGGCGGAACTGAACGCACTCGCGTCAGAGCCCGATATTGCGCGGTTTAACAACCGCTTGAAGCGGGCAAACTGATGGGGTAACTTATATGTCAAATGCTGAGCAGTCGCAGCCTAGCGAAATCAGCCTAGCAGAAGCCGCTGACCGTATATCTGCAATGGAAGGCCCACCGGCCCAAACCAGACCAGATCGAAGGCAGAGGGCTAATGCCGAAGTCGATCAGACAGAGGCGGCGCTTGATTATGCCGATGAGACGTCCGAGACGCAGAACGAGGCATCAGATGACTATTCATCTGAGTTTGACGGCGAGGATGAGGCAGACTTAGGCGCGGACGACAATGGTGGCAAGGATAAACCTCTCGATCCGAACCGACTCGTAACCGTCAAGATCGACGGAAAGACGGTTGAGGTTCCGCTGAAGGAGGCTTTGGAAGGCTATCAAAGGCAGTCCGACTATTCGCGCAATTTCAACCAGTTGAGACAGGAGAAACAGCAGCTAGAAACTGAGCGGAGCCAGATGCAGCAGGCTCTCAGTGCGGCTATCCCGATTTTGCAATCGCAGATCGAGCAAGAACCGGATTGGGTGCGGATACATCAGGAAGACCCGATCAATTATCCTCTCATCCGCGATCAATGGAACGACCGGAAACACCAGCTTGCAATGATGCAGCAGGAACAGGTCAGGCTCCAGATGGTCGAGCAAGAGCGGGAGATGGCTGCTAGACGGCAACTTGTAGAAGAGGGCCAGAAGTTTCTGGTTTCCACCTTCAAGGAGTGGTCTGATCCAGAGAAAATGCAGGCTTCGACCAAGAACCTTCGGGAATACGGCCAAAAGGTAGGCTTTACTCCAGAAGAATTGGCGCAGGTGTATGATCCTCGTTATGTCGTTATCCTTGAGAAGGCCAGACGATATGATGCGCTGAATGCCAACCGTCCCAAGCCGAAGCAATCGGAAGGACCGAGGCCAATGCGGGCAGGTTCCACAACGTCTAATCCCCAACGTGGGAATGACATGGCGCGGATGCAACAGCGTCTCAAAGCATCTGGCAGCGTCAATGATGCCGCTGCTTTATTTGGTCTGATGGACTCACGGAGAAGGTAAAATGGCATCTCTCAGCAAAGTAACCACTTACGACGCGGCTAACGAAATACGGGAAGACCTTTCCAATATCATCTATGACATCTCACCAGTCGATACTCCTTTCATGAGTAACATTGGTCGTGACACTTGTAAGAACACCTACTTCGAATGGCAGGTTGATGCGCTCGCTGCGGCCAGCACCTCGAATGCGGCCATCGAAGGCGCGGCTGCTGGTAACGCTGACTTCACGGACACCGTTCGTGTCGCCAACTACACGCAGATCAGCACCAAGGTTATCTCGGTCTCTGGCACCGACGATGCCGTGGACAACGCCGGCATGCGCACACAGATGGCCTATCAGACCGCTAAAGCCTCCAAGGTGCGTTAAGCGTGACATGGAAGCCATTCTGACCAACAACCAGTCTGGTGTGGCTGGCAACAGCTCGTCCACAGCCCGCAAGACTGCTGGTCTGCCTACCTGGCTGCTCACCAACTCGCCGTCCAATGCGGCGACTGTCTCGGCCATGTCTGGATCTGGCGGCAACGGCTATCCCAGCACCGCCTGGACCGGCCTTTCCACCTCGACTGACGTGGCTCTGACCGAAACCATGCTCAAGACTGCTATCCAGCAGGTCTGGGAGCAGGGTGGCGATGCCAAGATGTTCATGGTGAACGCCTACAACAAGACTGTGGCGTCTGCCTTCTCTGGTCTGTCTCAGCAGCGCCAGATGAACACTGGTGTTGCGCCTCTCAAGATCATTGCGACGGCGGACATCTACCTCGGCGACTTTGGCGAAGTGTCGATTGTCCCGAACCGCTTCCAGCCCGGCAACTTCGCCTTCGTGCTGGACCCCGAGTACATCTCGGTCGCCTACCTCCGCCCGTTCCAGACGTTCGACATCGCCAAGACCGGCGACTTCGACAAGAAGGAAATGGTGGTTGAGTACGGCCTGCGCATGAAGTCTGAAAAGGCCAATGCGGTGATCGCCAACATTATCGCTTCCTGAGCGACACTGGAGCCGGGCTAACCCCCGGCTCCTACCTTTCTGGGAGAGGACAATGGCTGAGAATTTCGCGCCTGGTTCGTTTGAACTGGCTTATGACTCGCTCACTGGCACACGCCAGCAGATGCATTTCACGACAGATAACAAGATCGTCCTTGAGACCACTGTTGAAATTGACCAGATTGCCGAGCAAAACAAGGCGATCAGGAACGAGATCAGCAGGACGGACAAGCTTCCTGATGGCATGGTCAAGGTCGCATCAATTCCGATGGTCCTCTATATGGATCTCAAGCAACGTGGTATTCTTGGCGACAAGGTGGCGCTGCGCAAATGGCTGATGACTGATGAGGCGGCGCCCTACAGAACGCACTGGATGACGAGCTAATGGGCACAATCACAAACTACGCCACGTTGCAGTCAGCCATTGCTGACTATTTGAACCGGGCTGATCTGACGTCTCAGATCCAGACGTTCATCCAGTTCTGCGAGGCTGATCTGAATACGCGGCTGCGTTCGCGTGAGATGATCGTTCATGCAACGTCCACCAGCGATGGCGAGTTTGTGGCGCTTCCTCCTGATTGGTTGGAAGCCATCAACATGATGATTGTTGGCGGTCAAAGCCCACTGCGCTATGTGACGCCGGATGAGGCTGATTCAATCATCAAGGCACAGATCTACACTAGCACCAGGTTCTACTCGATGACCACTGGAATCATCGAACTGGTCCCGCCTGCGGTCGATGATATAACCATTGACATGGTTTATTATGGGAAGATCCCTGCGCTTTCGGATACCAACACAACCAACTGGCTTCTGACGAAAGCACCGGATGTTTACCTCTATGGCGCTCTCACCCATGCAGCGCCATTCCTGATGGATGATCAAAGAATGCCGGTCTTTAGCCAGATTTATCTGGCTCGCGTTCAGTCCTTGCAGGATGAATCACAGAAAGCACTGCATAGCGGATCGCCGCTCATCGCCCGTCCACGCGGCATCTACGGTTAAGGAGCTATCATGTCAAAGTCTAATGCCTTCGAAAACTCGCTGTTGAAGCTGATCTTCAATGCCACGGCCATCGCCAATCTGGCCGATAATGCCGCAACATCGCCGCTGACCAATCTCTATGTGTCGCTGCACACTGCGGATCCTGGCGAGGCTGGAGACCAATCCACCAGCGAGGCGACTTACACGGGCTACGCTCGCGTGGCGGTTGCGCGCACAACGGGCGGTTGGACTGTGACAAATAACAGTGTTTCGCCTGTCGCCAACATCGACTTCGCTAACTGCACTGGTGGCACCAACACGATCACCTATTTCGGCGTTGGAACAGCATCAAGCGGCGCTGGCGTTCTCTATTACAGCGGCACAGTTAGCCCCAGCATCTCCGTCAGTTCCGGCGTAACGCCTCGTCTGACGACTGCCTCGACCATCACTGAGGACTAAAGCCAATGGCATTTGTGACCGCAGATCGTGTTCGAGACACATCGACCACGGCTGGTTCTGGCTCGTTCTCCGTATCGGGAACAGCGCCAACCGGCTATCGGACGTTTTCTGCGGTCCTGTCCGTCAATGACACCTTCTACTACTCAATTCAGCATCAAACGCTGAATGAGTGGGAGGTGGGTCTTGGAACCTACTCGTCTGCAAACACGTTTGCGCGGACAACTATCTATTCGTCATCCACCTCTGGTTCTGCCGTCACATTTTCGGCTGGGACTAAAGACGTTTTTATCACGATGGCAGCATCAAGATCGCTGCAACTCGATGCGTCTGGCAACGTGACACCTGCCTTTGGCGGAGGCCCATACACCCGCACCACCTTCACCGCGACTGCTGGTCAGACCAGTTTCACGGCCTCCTATACCGTTGGCTATGTTCAGGTCTACGTTAACGGCATCTTGCTCAACAGCGCCGACTATACGGCCACAACCGGGACGACCGTCGTGCTGGCGTCTGCGGCGGCGGCTGGCGACATTGTCGATGTGATCGCGCTCAACATTGGCACGTTTAGCAGTGGCGGGTACACCCGCACTGACTACACGGCCACTGCGGGCCAAACCACTTTCACAGCGTCTTATACCCCCGGCTATGTTCAGGTCTACCTGAACGGTGTCATGCTTGACATTACCGACTACACTGCAAGCTCTGGCACCTCTATTGTACTTGGTACTGGTGCCGCTGTTGGGGACACGGTTAGCATTGTCGCACTGACTGTCAGCGGGTTCTCTGGCAATGTCACATCTGTCGGCACCCCAACCAGTGGACAACTGGCGGCTTGGACCGGCGCAACGAGCATCCAAGGCATCAACAGTTATCCGGTATGGCAATCTGTTCAAACTGGTAACTTTACGGCAGTTGCGGGTAGAGCTTACCCTGTAAATACAACTTCTGGCGCGGTGACAGTGACGTTGCCTGCAACTCCGTCTGCTGGGAATATTATTGAATTAGCAGACTACGCTGGAACTTGGGGCACAAACGCTGTCACGGTCTCGCCTAATGGTTCTAATATCAATGGCACGACCAACAACCTTACATTTAATGTGTCCCGCTCAAGCATTACTATTGTTTACATAGACTCAACACAGGGCTGGATTGCGTCCTCCGCATTCAAAACAACAACGCTTGGGCAATCCTATAGCGCATCCTATCTTGTTGTCGCGGGTGGCGCTGGGGGCGGTAAAAGCCGTGGTGGTGGCGGTGGCGCGGGCGGCCTTTTGTCAGGCTCCGCAACTCTTATACTCAATACGGTATATACGATAACCGTTGGCGCTGGTGGCGCTGGTGCAACTACGAATAATGTTGTCGCTACATCTGGATCAAACTCAGTATTTGGCAGTTTCGCAACAGCCCTTGGCGGCGGTGGTGGCGCTGGCACAATTTCCTCTTTTGGTTCAGTGCTAAATGGAGCAAGTGGCGGCTCCGGTGGCGGCGCGTCAGGGAATCCACCTAGCCCCGGTGCTGGCGGCGCTGGCGGTTCTGGCACAAGCGGGCAAGGTTTTGCTGGCGGGAAAACATACTCAGACAACTTCAACTATACCTCGTCTGGGGGTGGCGGCGGCTCATCCGCCGTTGGCGCAGACGCTGGGGTTAAACAGTGTGGTGCTGGCGGTGCTGGAACATCATCATCAATTACCGGGTCCGCGGTTACTTATGCTGGTGGCGGGGGTGGCGGCGGCGATGGTGCCGGGTCTGGAAATCTTGCAGGTGCGGGCGGTTCCGGTGGGGGCGGCGCTGGAAGCGTCAGTGCAACAGCAGGGTCAGATGGGTCTGCAAATACTGGCGGCGGTGGCGGCGGCGGCGGAAATGGAACAAGCAATGGTGGATCTGGCGGCTCCGGCGTTGTCATTCTATCTGTCCCAACTGCAAACTACTCAGGCGTTACCACTGGATCGCCCACAGTGACTACAAGCGGCTCCAACACTATTTTGAGGTTCACGGCTTCAGGGAGCTATACGGCATGACCATCTCCCGCAATTTCTCAGTCATGGCGCAGGGTGCCAGCACCGCTGGCGTCCTCAGCCCACCATATGGTGGTGCATTGCAATGGCAAGCTGTTCAGACCACCAGCTTTGCCGCAGTCGCTGGGCGGGCTTATTTCGTAAACACAACCTCCGGCGCGGTGACGGTAACTCTCCCTCGCGAGTCCGACTATTGGTCAGATGGTGCCGATCACCGATTATGCTGGGACTTTTGCTACTAACGCCTGCACGGTTGCTCGTAATGGTTCTAACATAAATGGCTTGGCATCAAACTCAACTCTCAGCGTAAATCGTGAAAGCGTTTGTTTCGTTTATACCGACGCGACACAGGGCTGGGTTGGGTCTTTCGCATTTATAGCCACGGGGCTTGGGACAGGCTACACAGCGTCTTACCTGGTCGTTGCGGGTGGCGCTGGAGGCGGCGGCATAAATGGCGGCGGTGGTGGCGCTGGCGGATTCCTTACGGGATCGACAACTCTCACGCGAAGCACAGTTTACACAGTTACTGTTGGCGCTGGCGGTTCGGCTGGAACTAATTCCGCAGACGGTGGGTCTGGCGGAACATCATCTATTTCCTCCAGTATAGGGTCTGCGGTCGGCGGTGGCGGCGGCGCATATAATACATATCCTACAGCACGGAGTGGCGTTTCTGGCGGTTCTGGCGGTGGCGGTAGCCCCGGCAGCGGAGTTGGTAGCAGCGGTGCTGGAGGCTCTGGAACATCTGGGCAAGGTAATGCTGGCGGCACTGGATACTTCTCTGGTGTGTACGGTGCAGGCGGCGGTGGAGGTGGCGCAAGCGCAGTTGGCGCGAACGGCAGTGCGGGTCTCGCTGGTGGAGCAGGCACAGCATCTTCTATCACTGGTGCTTCTGTAACTTATGCGGGTGGCGGCGGTGGCGGAGGCGATAGCCGTGGTGCGACTGGCGGCGCTGGTGGCGCGGGCGGCGGCGGCGCTGGCAGTACATCTGGAAATGGAACAGATCGGAAGAGCACACGTCTGAACTCCAGTCACCGATGTATCTCGGATGCCGCCTTCTGCTTGAAATAACAACCAACCAACAAATCGAATTATGTCTACA